TTTTCAGTTGGATTGCGAGTTTCGAGATAGCCGAAGCCAATCGAGATACCTTTGCAAAGTCCAGCAGCCACAAGAGCAAGAACCGTGTCGGGTCGCCATTCGCCTTCGTGACCTTCGGGTCGTTCGGGAAATTCTGTCAATGCCATCAATCCATTCTCTGTCGGCTTGATCCATTTGCAAACAGCAACAGGGTCGGCGTAGTCATGGTTGAAAAAAACCGTCCCCGTCTTGACAAAGCGGCTGGCTTGGATTCCAGCAGGAAGAACCGCCTCGCCTTCCTCATCAACGGTATTGGTGGTGATATAACTCAAGCACGAACGGTCTGGCAAATTCGCTTCCATCTTGGTCGTGTTATAATCACGCATTTCAATCCGTGTGCTGTCTTTCAATCCATATTTTTCTTTATTCATTTGGTTCGTCCCGTATCATTTCAATCGTGCCACATCGGCAATTTGGGTGTAGTGGTGCTGTCTTGATGTCCCGATAGTTTATTAACATAGTTTCGCCGCTTCTACTTTTCACTGTGTCGCCAATAGAATAAAAGTTCTCCGACAACGGTATTGCTTTTGGGTGTTTGGCAGCCAGCGCGGCACAAAAGTCGCAAGCACTCGCAGCAAGTATCCATTGTTTGCCGACGACCAGCCCATCAGAATTTTCCCATGCCTGAAGTCGGGATTCTTCGTGCAAGGTGGCAACTTCTGTCCTCGCAATCATGTCGGCTCTTGCCGCCGTGACTTTGAAGTCGGCAATGTCGGTGCGTATTTGCCGAGCCACCTCGTCCGTGCTTAGTCCCTCAACCGCACCGCGACCGATGATTCTGCTCAGTTGTGTTTTTGTTGTATTTTGAATAACGCCGCTGAGTTTGATTGTATACATTTCAACAAATTTTTGAAGTTGCTCACTTTGCATTCGGAAATTAACGGGGTCAAGTCCAAGTTCTGCAAACGCATCTTTGCCAGATTGTTCTACCACCCCATAGACAAATTTACGCAGTACATCTTTTAGCCCAGCATCACCATCGGCAATTGCTTTTTCTAGATCAAGCCCTGATTCAACAAGCACTGTGAGTTGTTGGTTGAATATCTTCGACAGTTCCTCGCTGACTTCCACCATCATTCCCCTGTATTTGGCTGGCGACCCGCCGTTTATGGGATCTGCCTTCACGCCGAACTCTGGGTTGCACAATGCTTTGTGAGAAATTTCAGTGGTCTTGCAACAATCGCAAGGCGGGGTATCCATTTCTTTGATGTCAGCCAAAATACTTTCAAGCGTTTTGCTGTCAAAGTCAAGCGCACGTTCTTGGTCTATCGGCGCGGCTGGCTTATCTTCAACAATCGGCGTGTTGTCCGCGCTTGCGGCAAACGCTCCGAAAGGCATCGGCATCGGTGGATTCTTTGCTTGTTCAATCGCAATTTCTATCGGCATTGTTCCCGCAGGAATCATAATCTCGTCACCACCTTCAATTGGTGGGAGTCCACGTTCAGCACGAACTTCGTTTCGTGTACGGATTCCCGCAGCGATGTCGCTGGCTGCTACCGCAGCAAGTGCCGCCTCATCTTGCGGAACAGGATTGTCATACGCAAGGAATAGACCCTCGCTATATTGACCAAACATCGGCACAAGTTGTCGATTCAAAAACTGTTCGTCCAGAACTAAGTACGGCAGGATTGTGTCACGAAGCCAGCCAAGATTGCCCTCTCTTGCACTGGCAAGGTTCGGGTCGTTCGCTTTCAGTTTGGAAACGGGAACGCCGCTAATTGCAGCGATGACTTCAACCTTACGATTCTCGCCTTCTGAAAATGCGAGATCGCGCGGGGAGAAACTGAGTGTCTTTGCATCGATTCCACCCTCGAAAATAAACGGTGCGCCGCGCTTGTCGTTGCCACGCAACTTCTTTTTGATGCTGTTTTCTAGTCGCTGGAATTGGGAGTCGGTCATATTGTCTTTCACCATCACCGCCCAATCTGGTCGCGCTTCGTTTGCAAGCAAATTGGTTTCGTAATTTCCCATTGATTCCAACAAGTCAATCGCTTCGATTGCTGCGCTCACCCATCCTTTGCCATAGTACATATCAAGCGGATTCGGCTGGCGTTGGTGCAAGACTTCGTTCGGTTCAAACTCGTTTGTCGAATTGGGCATTCCGTAAATGTAGCCAGCCACCAAATTGTCGAATGTAGTGTCGGCAACAATCTCGACCAAGTTGCTGGGCATTGAATACAACTCAACAGGAACGCCAAGCGTTTCGCTGATTATCGGGTGCAAGTACGAATTGCCTGTCAGTTGCAAATTGAGTAACCGCAACACGGTCAACGAATATCCGTCCATATCAGGCGACGGACTATTCAAAACGTCAAGAATCGGGTGTTCGACCACTTCCTCGACATTGACACCGCCAGCCGCCGCGTTACTTGTGACGTGCTTGCTCGGTCGATGTTCAAGTTTTCCAGCCAGATACAATCGTTCTGCAAACTCAAGTTGTCGAGTTTTATACAAACTCTTTGTGGCATTTTCTGGACGTATGGCGTACAAGCGCAACGTCTGTGCTGCAACGCCTCTCGCATTTGTCTGCGCGGCTGCGTAGACCCATGACGTGAAACGCTGCAAATATCCTGTATAGTTTTCTGGCTTCTTGACCGCTCCGCCCCTGCCGCTTATCGGCTGGAACGTCGACTCAAGATATGATTCTCTGGTTGTGGCTTTGACAGCCGACTCGTCCGATTTCTTTAACCATTTAGGCATTGTCTATAACTCCGTCCACATTTCATCACCCCAAATCGCGTCGTCGTTCGCTACGTTGTCCACTGTCATTTCACGCACCTGTGGAGTCGTGCGGATTCCGTCATAGTGGACAATTCCATACCGCAAACTATCAAGCGCGTGGTCATGCATCTTGACAGGTTCGTCTTTCAACGTGCCGCTTGCATTTTTTTTCCACTCGTAAACACCGAACTCACGCAATAGGTTATTGCAATCGGGGTGAACTGTCAATAGGGGACGACCCGCCGAGTCGTTCGCTAGTCGTGCCGATACCGCTTGGATACCAGCGAACACAGAATTATCGGCAGGAACAGCATCGATATTGGCGTGGCGCATTGCTGCTCTCAACTTCGCCGCCGATGGATCAACGACAAAACATTCAATCGGGTATTCCTCTTGCCATCTTTTCGCTTCGGCAATCATGTCGGCTTCGAGTTGCTGGCGGTGATACCATTCGCGTACAACGAACAGGCGTTTGTCCTTCTCCGCAAGCAGCAGCATACAGGCAGGATTATTGTAGCCCTCATCGACGCAAACGATGACGCGGTCGAACTCGGTCGGCATATCATCACTTACGAATTGCGCGGCGTTCCATCGGTCATACACCAAACCGTCGCTGCCAACCCACAATCCCTCGACAAACCGCTTCCGCGCTACGCCTGTCATGGTCTGCAAGTCTGCAACATAATCGGCTGGCAAGAACCAATTGTCGGTGGCTGCTGTCGTTATCGCTTCGCAGTTAACCGCTGGCTTTGATTCGCCATCAAGTCCGAACCGCTTGGCAAGCCAGTGTTGAGGGCTTGACGGATTACACGCGCCGTACAGTTGATTTGAGATACCGTCGAGGTTCATGCGGATACGACCGCGCAACATTGTCCAATCGTCGTTGGTAAGTTCCACGCATTCGTCCACGGCGCAACCACTCAAGTTCATTGAGGCGACTCGCTCTGGATTGTCCAGACCGAACAGCATGATTGTTCCACCGCCTATGATTCTAATTTCGCCATCTTGCTTTTTCCATTCGTACGTTCCCTCTGGCAACACAGGCGGCAACCCGCCGTCTGGTTCAAGCAAGGTCTTGAGCGTTGACCGCTTCAAACTCACCACCGTCTTTCGACATAATCCCTCGCGCGAGTTTGGAACGCTGGCTCTCATTGCGACCTTGAGGCAAATCGCTCTGGACTTGCCAGCCCCAAAAGCACCTGAATAGAGGCACTCGCGCGATTCGCTTGCGAGGAATTGCATCTGTTGAGGCAGTACGGATATTTCACTCGTTGTCATCGTCTTTTGGTTTCATCGCCTCTTTGATAATGAACGTCAACGCCTCGCCGTCTGCGCCTTCGAGTCGGTCGGGTATCTTGCCATCTATGATTTCCATGAGCAATTTCCAGAACTTAAAATCGCCCTTCAACGCTCGCTTGGCGCAAACCTTGACAAGTTGTTCCGCCACCATTTTGCCTTCGGTCGAGTTGATATACGTTTTTAATTCCTCGCGGATTGAGATGTTCGGCGGTCTGCCAGCAGGATTCCGCACTTCGCCCTTCTTTGCAGCCCACTTGTTGCCAGCCGCGAAGTCGCCATTCGGCTTGAAGTTTTCGGTATCTTTAGGCATTAAGCACCGCCCTCTCCCCTGTTAGATTTTCCCAACGCTTCACAACCACATCGCAATACAACGGGTCAATCTCCATGCCATAGCACTTGCGGTTGAGTTGTTCGCAAGCGATGAGGGTTGAACCTGAACCGAGGAACAAGTCGAGTACCGTTGCACCCCTTTTAGACGAGTTCTTTATTGCTCTTGTTGGTATCGCAATGGGTTTTTGTGTGGGGTGTCCGACATCTTCTTTTGCTGTTTCGTTACCCGCAAAATTACGCATGCCGTTTTCATTCCACACATCGGTATCATTGTTTCTGTTTTCTTTTCGATAGTTTCCCCAACCACAAAATAAAATGTCCTCATGTTGCCTATGGTACAACCGCCCCTGACCGAACAGGTTTTTAACCCATGCAATCTTTTCATACAACATCAAGCCGTGCGATTCAATTGCTTGGCAAAAGTGACCTATGCAAGCGAAGTTGCAGCAGATATAAATGTCATCTTCACAACTGTTACACAGGTTTGCAAAAGCCAGAGAAAAAATGTTTTTATATTCATGTTTTGTATCCCCAACGATTGCAAAGCCCTGACCATAAGGCGGGTCAGTAAAACACATATCCGCTTTCTCCCCATCCATCAGCCGTGCAACATCCGCTTCG